ATGAAACGGTATTATTTTGAATTGACAGATCGGAGTTATAATGATCTGGGGGCTTTTATTCCGGATGGGTACAGCAAGGAAGTGGCTGTCAGGCAAGCAAAGAGGTGGATGGCAGAAAACAGTATAGTATTAGCCACCCTTATCGTGAATAGCCTAAGAACATCTAACGTGTTGGATGTAATTGATATTGATATACTTAAAACGAAGATATAATGGAAGCAAAATTTAAAAAGGGACAAAGTGTGAGAATCACCAAGAGGAACGGTGAAGTCATTGATGGTGTAATCCGCGACTGGGACTATAACATTTGTACTTTCGGTCGTGAATATAATGTCGATTATATGAAAGATGGCCAGGTTTGGACTGTGATATGTGTTCCGGAGGATGCCATACAAGAACTCCGATAGATTTCCGGGGCAGTTAGTTCAGTTGGTAGAACACGCCAAACTCCCGCAAGGGAGAGGCCATGGTCCGTGGTTCGAGTCCGCGACTGCCCGCTACAATAATTTAACTTATCAGCGAATTATGAAAGAACGAATAGTGGTAGAATACAGTGAGGTGGGTAAAATAGCCGGTTTGCTGGGTTGTTCCCGGGAAATGGTCTCCCACTCCCTTGCATTCCGCAAGAACAGCAAGTTGGCCCGTTCCATCCGCAAGCTCGCCATCGAGCGCGGTGGAACCAAGGTAGGTGGTAACCCTGAAAAGAAGGAAAGCGATGAAAAGTGAGTTGATGGCATTGTTCGGTGACCAGCTGCGCTGGTTTATACACTTGAACTGGAAGCAGCGCCTTTGTGTACTTTACTTCTGTCTGAATTTCTGTCTGATATTTTCTGTGAGTGAAGACAATTTGCTTTGGGCGCTTTTTGTTGTACTGAACTTTGGGGCTTCAGTACGGCTGTTGAAGAGGCATGTCCCTTTGAATGATTTGGAGGACTGATAACAGAACGGAAAATGGAATACTATAATAATATACTGTGTGTAACCTGTGAAGAGCTTACTTCAGGAGATAATCCGGTGATGAAGTATATAACTTTATACCAAAATGTCCGTCGCGGTAACATCGAAAGTATCAACCGTGGCGGTGGCGAGGGCAATGTAGCCCTGTATTCCTATTCTTCCCTTCCCGAGAAATACAAGAAACGTTGGGTTGAGCGCCATGGCGAGCCCGAGAAACAGATGCGAGAAGAAATGATCCGTAACATAGTGAAGAAAGACGAGAAGGCCGAGCGCTTTTTTGAGGAGTACCGTTACGACAAGAACGGTGAGCTGGTCGCCCTTCCCGAGGATGTGAAGAAGGAATACACCTGGAACGCTTCGGTGCTGAACGCGCTGATGGAAGAGTTCAAACGCTTGAGTTCATCCAATAACAAGCTGACCGGTTTCCGCCGTAACCTTTGGGAGCTTCTGCTTGTCACGAGTGAGGAGTGGCGTCCGGTGTACGGGCACAGCCTCCCGGGCAGTGTGGGCCGGTTGAAAGCCCTGATAAGCAAGTTCCGTCCCGACAACTACGGTGTGCTTGTGAGCGGCAAGTACGGCAACAGCAACACGCTGAAGATCGAGGAGGACGGCGGGCGTTACCTTGTTGCATTGAAACGCAGCCGTGTTCCGGTTTATACTGATATGGAGATCTTCGAGGAGTACAACCGTGTCGCTCCGGAACGTGGCTGGAAGCCCCTGAAGAGTCCCCGCAGCCTCCGCGAATGGTTCAGCAGCCCGCGTGTCGAACCTCTGTGGTACGATGCCGTTTATGGGGAAATGAAGGCGCACCAGCGTTATGACCGCAAACACCGCACCATCCTTCCGGGCCGCCGTGACAGCCTCTGGTATGGCGACGGCACGAAGCTGAACCTCTACTATCGTGATGAGAACGGGAACAAGTGCACTACAAGCGTGTACGAGGTGGTGGACGCTTACAGCGAAGTGCTTCTTGGCTATTACATCAGCGATAATGAGGACTATATCGCCCAGTACCATGCTTTCCGCATGGCTATCCAAACGAGCCGGCACAAACCCTACGAGATCGTGTGCGACAACCAGGGCGGTCATAAGAAGAACGCGGCGCTGGGTCTTTTCTCGAAGATCAGCCGTATCCACCGCCCGACAGCTCCGTATAATGGCGAATCTAAGACGATTGAGAACATTTTCTACCGCTTCCAGAGCCAGGTATTGAAGAAACGTTTCGGTTTCACCGGGCAGAATATTACGGCAAAGAGAGAAACAAGCCGTCCGAATCTGGAATTCATCAACGCGAACATCGACTCCCTCCCCACATTGGAGGAACTGAAGGAACAGTATGCCGCCGCCCGTGAGCAGTGGAATTCAATGAAACACCCTGCCACCGGCATCTCCCGGATTGAGATGTACAATACCAGCGTGAACGAGGCTACCGATGCGGTAAGTGTGTCGGATATGGTGGAGATGTTCTGGTACACGACCGAGAAACCGTCGCTGTTCACCGCCAACGGTATCGAGATCACGGTACAGGGAAAGAAATACCCTTACGAGGTTTTCTCCGCCCCCGGTGAGCCTGATCTGGAATGGCGCCGACGTAACACCTACAAGAAGTTCTATGTCCAGTACGATCCTTATGACATGAGCAGCGTACGTCTGCTGTACAAGGATAAGGGCGGAGCGATGCGCTTTGAGTGTGTGGCTTCGTTCCCGCTGATGATCCACCGTGCCCAGCAGGAGCAGACGGAAGCCGAGAAACGTTTCATCCGCGCCCAGCAGGAGGCCGTCATCAACGAGCGTATAAACCGCCAGGTCGTTGCCAAGGACATCGAGTACGAACATGGTGTCGCACCGGAACAGAACGGTCTGCGTACCCCTGACCTGAAAGGTCTCGGAAAGGAGGCGCAACGCCAGATTGACCGTCGCACAAGAAAATACAGCCAGCCGGCCCGTCCTTCCATCGGCCGAGACATGAAAGTCATCAGCAACGTGACATGGGACAGCTTTGAGAAGAAGGAAGTGAGCATCCGCAAGGTGGTCGGGAAATTATAAGGAACAGATTTATAACAAGATAAAAATTATTGATTATGGAAATTACAATGAAAGAGAAAGACGCCATCAGTGAAAGCCTCCGGGCTTACGTGGCGAAATACCCGAGCCAGACGAAGGCTGCTGGCAGCCTGAAGGGGGTTAGTGTAGGTACTGTTAGCAATATCCTGAATGGCCGTTATGAGAATATCAGCGACGAGATGTTCCGTAATGTCGCCTCGCAGGTCGGTGGTGTAAGCGCTACCGGCTGGCAGATCGTGGAGACCGGTGCTTACCAGGAGATCACGGCTGTACTCTCCGATGCGCAGCGCTGGCGCAATGTTACCTGGGTGACCGGCGAGGCCGGTTGTGGCAAGAGTACCACCGCCCGTGTTTACCTCCAGGAGCATAAGGAGGTTTTCTATATCCTCTGCTCTGAGGACATGAAGAAAGGTGACTTTGTCCGCGAGATCGCCCGTACGGTCGGAATCCGGACCGAAGGGTATAATATCCGTGAGGTGTGGGGGCTTATATTGGATGACATCATCCAGATGGACGCGCCCCTGCTGGTGTTCGACGAGGCGGACAAGCTGACCGAACCGGTGTTCCACTATTTCATCAGCCTGTACAACAAGCTGGAGGAGAAATGCGGTGTCGTGTTCTTGAGTACCGATTATATTGCCAAGCGCATCAGCAACGGCTTGCGGTACCAGAAGCCCGGCTACAAGGAGTTCTACAGCCGTATCGGACGGAAATTTTATGAGTTGGAGCCTACGGACGTGAACGACGTGTTTGCGATCTGTTCCGCCAACGGTGTGACTGACAGGAAAGACATCGATAAGGTGATAAAGGAGGCTTCGACATGTGACTTTGATTTGCGGCGTGTGAGGAAGTCCATTCACAAGGTGAAACGCATGACGGGGGAATGACCCCCGTTCAAATACCGTTCAAACGTAATTTTAAGGATATGGAAAACAAATTTGAATACTTAAAGATCGACGGTCGCGAGCAGCTTCCCGCTCCCTGGAGCGATTACCCAGTCTTGAGGGAATACGAGACGGTGACCGTTTACCGGAATGGTCGCGACTACCTGGACGCCCTTGTGGGACAGCAGGACGGCTGGTGGGTTGTCGGCGTTCACATGGAGGTGGGCGGTTCCGGCGGTGGTTTCAACCCGGGACGTAAATGGGGACAGTTTGCCACCCGTGAGAATACCCTTTTGTGGGCACTCGGCAGGATGCTCTGCCACGAGAAACTGCGGGGTGCCGCACGGCAGGCCGTACTTGACCGAATTGACAATATCCGACAACTAACACTGTTCTGACCATGGAAGAAGAGAAAAAGGATAATAAAAAAGCGGGCATGAGACGTGCCTTGAATGTCAGGGACATCCTGAACAAGAAGTATGACGTATTCCCTTTCGAAGGGAAATGGAAGGATGCCTTCGACACTCCGGAAGTCCGGGGCTGCTGGTTCGTGTGGGGCAACAGCGGTAACGGTAAGACCTCTTTCGTGATGCAGCTCTGCAAGGAACTTTGCAAGTATGACCGTGTGGCGTTCAACTCCCTGGAGGAAGGAACTTCTCTGACAGTCCAGAATAACCTGCGGCGCTTTGGTATGGCCGAGGTAAGCCGCCATTTGGCGTTCATCAAGGAGGACATCCCCACCTTGAAGATCAGGCTCCGGCGTCATAAGAGTTTCAACATCGTGATCATTGACAGCTTCCAATACACACAGATGACGTATCGTGACTATATCCAGCTGAAGGAGGAGTTTCCGGACAAGCTGTTTGTTTTCATCAGCCATGCCCGTGGCAAGAATCCTAAAGGTGATGCGGCCACGAGCGTGATGTATGATGCCGACCTGAAGATATGGGTAGAGGGCTACGTCGCCTTCAGTAAGGGACGTTATCAGGGGGCCACTGGTGAATACACAATCTGGGAGAAGGGCGCCTATGACTATTGGAATGTGGCGGGACCGAAACAGAAAGGAGGCCAGGCATGAGCAGGATAAAGAAACAGCTGGAGATTTGTCCTCCCGCCTATATGTGTAAGGGGCCTAACCGTGAGAACTTCGTCAGTACCGGCCACAAGTGTGGTTACTGCAAGGGCAACGGCTGGTTCTGGGGAACGGAAGAGGGCAGCCGCGAGGACGTGCATGTATCCTGCCCGGTGTGTGGCGGCAGCGGTGAGCTGGATGCGATTATAACAGTGGACTGGAAACCTTCAAGCAAGTGAGCCATGAGAAAGGAGTATTACAACTACGTTGTGAAGCTGCCCGTTCTGCTTCATGAACTGTTCCGCGGGAAGGTTGCCGACTATCATTTTTCCGACATGACGGTAGTGATGAACCACCTGGTGAAGTCCTACATCCGCATGACGGATGGTGGCAGGGTCTCCACGGCCACCCGGCGCATCCTCCTCTGCATGGATCGTATTCCGGACATGTCGTTCTTCTTCCGCCGTCAGGAGAAGTCGGTGCTGTTCTTCGAGATGGATCCGGCCGTTGCCGGCAGCCTGCAGCGTGCCATCATCGCTGGCGGCTGGGGCAACCGCCAGCGTCTTGTCGTCCGCCTGGTGTGCGCCTTCTGCTGCGGTGCCGGTGTGACATTGAACAACCTTTCGATGGAGCTTGCCTCCGAAGAGGTGTTCCGCCGTCCTGAAGGCTACCTCATACATACCTACGTGAGCAATTACCAGTACGTGTTCCTGAAGGAGACGGCCGCTGCCCAGCGCATGAGCGTGGAGGGTATGCTGACGGCTGCTGCTGAACTGCTGGTGGGAACGGATGACGAAGGTTCCGGATACCATATTCCGGAGAGTCTCGGCCGTATCGCTGACCGCGTGTTCGAGGTGAGGGGCAGCACGCTGAAGGACTTCCGCCGGCAGTGTCTGGTGAGCATCCGCACGAACACTATCGGTCCGGACCGTATCGCCTCCTTCATGGAAAAGCACGGCATCGCCTCCGCCCGTGAGTTCCTGCGCCGCGTGGTCCTCTTCTTTCTGGAGGCACGGTATCTGATTTACCGTAAGGAGGTAGAACTTGATGAGGATGACCTTCCGGAGGAGGAAGAGACGGATTGGGAGGAAACTATGTACAGCCAGTATCAAAAAAGAGATTTCGCGATTTCAACATATAATTATTAACCATTAAAATTTAACAGAAATGATTACAGAAAAACAGAAAGAGGCAGTAAAGGAACTCTGCCAATACGTGGATAACTTTTGTAAGGAAAACGATCTTAGTGCCTTTATGAGCGTTGCGGCCAGTGAGGACCATCCAGACGGGCTTGAGCAGATAGCCGGCTCAATCATTACCGGCAAGACTGAACATATTGTCGGCTCTATTTCCGGGGTTGTCAAAGCGAATAAGAATGTCTATATGCTGCTTTCCGTGGGACTTATGCAGGCCTACACGAGAAAGGCTGACATTAATACTATTCCGTTCGGTGAAAATTTGAATATGAACTGATGAATGCAGCATAAACAGCTATGAGTGAAAATAACAACAAGCAGAAACGTAAACGTGTCTGTCCGCATTGCGGCCGAAAGTTGTGGATGCGTGAGTTCTAT